TTTGATTATCTGAGTCAAAAAATGTTCGCTGCCCTGTTGCTAAGTTTTCTTCTGTTTTTTCAATAGAAGATACTATTTTACCACACTGAGATTTACATAGCTTAAATGACCTATCATACCCTTTTAAGTAATTTTGTAGTTTAGTCCAATAATCATAACTTAAAATCTTTTCTAAAGGCACATGAAGTCCATTGAATAAGTTTTCAAACTTAGGTGGGTAGTAAAAACGAGATTGTTGTTCGTCATAATAATGCCCACCTGTCCAACAACATCTGAATACTAAACCCTCTGGAGAAATATACCATTTTCCCCAATTATCCCATACGCATTTTATAACTCGTTCAGCATTGTCCATATTTTCTTTACTTTTTTTAGAATGAACAAAATTACCTGTTTTAGGGGCAAATACATCTCTTGAAGTTTTAACAGTAGAAAATGTATGAAAACTATGATCTAAAGCCATTTGTCTAGCTTGCTCTACTTGATGTTTATTATGCTCAAATACAATATATTTCCAATGAACCTGTGCCTTACCCGCTTTAATAACTGAGCAAGCATTATTAAATACATCTTCAAACTTAGTATTAATTCTATACTTAGAATGAGTATCAGATAGGCCATCCATATCAAAATTAATAATATCACGATTTGTTAATATATTACCAACATCAGTCCAGTAGTCATGACCATGTATACCACCATTAGTGTGTATTAGAATTCTAGTATCATGCTGTTTAACATATGTTATAATTTCACGAAACTGTTTATTCATTACAGAATCACCAAAATTACCATTAATAACTAACCAATCTAAATTTTTAAGTAACTCAGGATAGAATAACTGTTTAAATTTATCTAGTGATATAGTATATTTTTTATCATTTAAATTAACACGAAGAGGTTTAACTCTATGACAAGCAGGACACTTAGCATTACATCTGAAAGTTAGTTCAGTTGTTAGTTGTCTATATTTTTTCATTAGGTTGGCGGATTCAAAGATATAATCTGCACAGTTAGTCCTGATGGTATGGCTGCATCAGTAAAAGTTACTTTACCAGAGGCAGGAGTATATATGTAGTCAGTAGTTTTGGTCTGTGTAATACCATTTAAACTAACTATAACATTATCAATAGCAATAGGGTTGCTTCCTGGAGGAGTAGCTACAAAAAAGTTATTACTTCCTGTGCCTTCTCCTGTAGCACTTGCTGCAACATTTATAAGTTGTTTAAGACCTAAAGCAACATTTGCTGATACTAAATTAATATTAGCATTAAGCCTAGTAAAAGTTACAAAATCATTAGCAGCAGAAGCTGTAATAGCTATCTTAGAATCAAGTTGTGTTTGTACAGCACTGGTTACGCCATCTAGATAGCCAATCTCTGTAGACGTAACATCTGATATAGCTACCTTACCTGCCCCACTAGATACTACAGCTCTTGAAGCTGTTAAGTCAGAAGTAGTAATAGTAGATACAGCTCCAGCAATATTAGCAACTCTTCTAGCTTCTATACCTACTGCCTCAGTAACAACAGCAGCAGCGTTAGTTACGCCAGCATCTAATTGAGTTTGTATCGCACTAGTAACGCCATCTAAATAGCCAAGTTCTGTGCTAGTAACAGCTGATATAGCAATTTTACCACTACTATCAGAAGCTAAAGCACGGGAAGCTGTTAGATCATCTTTATATACTGTAGATACAGCACCAGATCTATTATCAGTAATAGCAGTATTTAAATCTGCTCCATTATATTTTAGTGTGCCCACTGCTAGATTAGCTAAACCTGTAGGACTAATAACAACATTACTATCAGGATCTCTAGTTTCTGCCATAGTAAATGATTTAGCAGATTCATCATAAAAGAGGGCAGCGTTACCTTCGTTACCCCTATTCATAAGAATACCTATATCAGCACTAGGAGCGCCTGTTGCAGAGTTAGCTAATAATAAAAATCTATCTTGTATAACAGCATTAATAGTATTAGCCGTAACACTGTCACCAAGCACCGTTAAATTACCTTGAATGACTAAATCATCACCCATAGTAACGCCACCAGTAAAGTTTTTAGTACCTGCAAGCACTCCAGCTATATTAGCTTCTGCTGCTACTACATTAGCATGAACAGTGTTAGTATTTGTAACACCTGCGGTAAGTTGAGTTTGAATAGCACTAGTAACACCATCTACATAACCAAGTTCTGTACTAGTAACAGCTGATATAGCTACTTTACCACTACCACTGGAAACAAGCGCTCTAGAAGCTGTTAGATCAGCAGTAGTAATAGTAGATACTGCGCCAGCAATGTTAGCTACTCTTCTTGTTTCTACGTGCACTACATTAGAAGAAACTGTCTGAACATTATTAGTAGTATCATTTATAGCGCCAATTAAACTAGTATACGTTAAGAAATCATTAGCAGCAGAATTTGAAGCCATAGCAGTATTAGCAGATATTATATTAGCTTCTGCTGCTACTACATTGGCATGAACAACATTAATATTAGTTTGTAATATATTTACATTTGTAGTTATACTAGCAGCATTGGCGCTAGCAGCTAAATGTTTAGCTTCAATAGACTTTATCCCATAAAGTCTAGTAGTTAATGAACCATTAGCCATTTTTTCTGCACTAACGGCATTTGACTCTAAAACTGTAGATGTAATACGCGTAAGCGCCATATTCGCTCCTTAACTACTCATCATCTAGTTGCTCAAAGAACTCTGATAAAAAGTCTTTTTGCTTTAAAGTAGTATTCTCAAATTTATTTTTTATTTGTGATGATATAGTATTAGTATTTTTAACATCTTGTGTATCGTCAGAAAGTTCTTCAAAAAATTCAGCTAAAAAGTCTTTCTGCTCTAATGGTTCTGAATCTCCTTCTTCAAAAAATTCTTTTATAAAATCTTCAACCTGTTCATCAATAGTAGGTGGTTTTAGTATTTCATCATAAACCATATTAACACATACTCTTTTAGCTAGGCTTACAATATAGTCAATTGTATCTTGATCTAAAGGTTCTGATTTATCTAACCATTGACGTTCTGTAACAACATTTCTACCACGTTGCTCATAGTAAATTCCTATTATAGTTCCTTTAACTAATTCTTCTATTTTATGTTCTTTTTCAACTAACTTAGCAAAAGGAAAGGCTCTACTAACCATATCATTACTTTTGTCTTCTTCTATAAGTCTATATTCAAAAAATATCTGTTTTTGAAACATCTCATCTATATGAACTTTTATATATTCCATTATTTCCCTCTTATGTTTTAACCATATATCTTGCAACAGCATGTGGAACCACAGCTGTATGTGTGTGGCCACCCACACTAGCAGCGTTCAAAACAGTAACACTACCAGCATCTTTACCACCAGTAGATGCTGTAGTAGTACCTGTAGTTAAACTAGCAGAAGCAGAAGCAGTAGTAATAGTGCCTCCAGAACTAAATGCTCCAGCCCCAACTCCCATAGAAAATACAGAGGATTCACCTATCAAAACTTTACTTTCAAAGTTAGGAACATTAAAAGTAGATGATCCATTACCTGCACCATAAGTAGTACCTATAGCTGCAAATAAAGCTGCATACGTTGTTCTACTCACTCCTTGCCCATTACACTCTAACCAACCAGTAGGAACAGTACCTCCAGTTGCAACAATACTACCCGCAGGTAGTAAAGGAACAGGCACTGTGCCCGAACCTTGAATTGCTGAAGATAATACTATATTTGCAGCCAGAGCAGTATAAGTACCATCTTGTTTTATAACTGCTAAGCCTGTTCTAGCTACAGCGGTTTGTCCCGGCTCATGAGCTAAAGACACATTAGAAGTGCTACTACTATAATTAAAAAGTATAGCAGTATTAGCAGTGGCACTAACTCCTGATATTTGTAATTGAGCATTACCTACTGCGCCAGCTTCAGGATACCATGTTTTACCTCCCCCAGCGGAAAGATCATTAACTCTAAGACCTGCTGTTGTAACCCTACCTCCTGTTAAATTAACACGATCTGTTGTAATACCATTAATAGCAACCATAGTATTTACAATAGAACCGTTTGTAGGAGGTATGCCTACATCAATAAAATCAGCTGCTGTTCTATTATTAGCTGTAACAAGATATAGCCTAGCATTAGCTGCGGTACCACTAGCACTAACTGTAGTAGCTAACTCACCTATCTCATAAGTATGAGCATTAGACATTAAAGGCACAATACCATTTTCATTACGATGGCCTATACCATTTCTAGTAAAATTACCGCCAATTGGAGAAGATTTTTTACTAGTAGAATCAGATACAAATAAAGCATTAACGTTAGAATTAGCAAAATGCATAATAGTGCCATCGGGCACATTAATAGGATCTCCTGATGCAACTATATTTACTGTTGTTGGTGGACTAGAACTTCTAAAATTAGTTAGCAAAGAACGTAAAGAATTATTATATTGAGTACGTGAAGCATTTAATGAAGTACCTGCAGTCGGTTCTATATACGTATTTGAATCTTGTAATGCCATTTAAACTCCTGTTGCCGTCATCATTACAGATAAGGAACCACCTGTTGTGCCTGCTGTTCCATCCCTTTTTAATACTTTATATGTTATAGATGTAGCACTAGCAGCAGTAGTAACCACTGTATGAGGAGCATCTGAGCTAGTATCCCCTAGTAATGCATAACTTATAACAGGTCTACTTAGAAAACCTACACTACTAATATCAATAGTTTTAGTAGTAGCATCGTAAATAGTAGTATCAGTAAAAGTAACTGTATCCTTCTCTATAGTATACCTAAATTTATCAATTGTAAAGTCAAATTCGTCGGGTTGATCATTTTTTAGTATAAATTTTAATTGAAACTGTCTAAGAGTTCTACTACCTGCTTGATAAGTTTGGAAACCATCATTTACAGCACCACCTACAAACTGACTTACGTCCACATTACCATTAGCATAATATAAATCAGCATTTGCTACACTAGTAGTTCTAATTTGAGTTTGAGCTGATATAGCACCTAAAGTTCCAGCAAAAGTATCACCAGAACCAGTATCATTATACTGCTTAAGATTTACCAATTTATAGTTAGAGGCTATACTTGTTATATTAGCAAAAACATTCCCTCCTGTAGAATCACCATTTGCATGATAACTAGCACCCAGTCTAATTTCATCAGCATCTACTAAACCAGCTATTAAAGCATAGGAATTAGAATTTGCATAATCACCTTCGTCTACTGCACCACCAGAGATATATGTTGTAAAGCCACTTGAGTTAAGTGCTGTACTTTGAGTAGCATCCGTAAATATTTCTACTGTAGTATCTGATGCATATTTTGCAAATACCTCTCTATCATTAATTTCAGTCATTCCTAATACATCATGTATAATTACTCTAGTTGCTGTAGTAGCTGTACCTCCAGAGGTGTATGTTGTAAAACCAGAACTATTTGTTCCAGATAATTCAAATGTATTATCACTTTTATTTGCAACTGTTTTAGTAGTTCCATTTAATTCTGTCATCCCACCAATACTTGCAAACTTAACTATATCACCATTAATAAACCCATGATTAGCTGCTGTTACTACAGCTGTAGTTGCTTTTGTTATGCCAGTAATAGAAGCAGGAGGCAGTAGTTTATGATTTGTATCTGTTGTTATCACTGCAGGACTAGCTTTTGTTATCGCACTAATAGAAGTTACATTTCCAGTATATTGTCCATCATTCCATATAGCAAATACACTACCTGCTTCACTACCAGTCATCCAAGTTTCGTTATTAGAGTCATATCTAGGACTTACTACATCAGTATTACTAAATCCTAATACATGACCGATTCCACCAAATTGAACTTCTTTTAAAACACCGCTAGTACCTGATACTTCTGTTACACCAGATAGATAAGTTGTTTTACCGTCAGTCCAAGCTAATTCTACAGCTTGTGTAGCCTCAATATCAACAAACACAGAACCAACGACTACAGATCCAAAATCTCTAATCTGAGTTATATACTCTCCCGAGGCTGCAGCTAATAAATCGGTAGCAGATGCAGTAGCTGACCAACCGCTAGAAGTTCCATTTGCATTATCTACAGTGCTAGAGTTAAAAGTAGAATCAGGTAGGCTAAAAGCTAATCCACCTGTATTAGAGTCTGTAAAAGAAGGATAATTAGATTCTCCAGCATTTGTATTTGTTATATTAGTAAAATTAGTACTAGGATCATCTTCGTTATAAGCAGCTACAACAGTGCTACGTATAGGACGAGAAGTTTGTAAAGTAATAATTTGAACATCATCACTAAAATTACCGCTAGTATCTCTAGTTCTAGCGAAATAAGTGAACTCTCCAAAAGTATCAATAGGAATTGATTTTCTAGCCGTGCCCGCAGATACAGTAACTAAATCATCTGCTAAAACAAAATTATTTAAGTTCTGAGTATCAGTGCCTGGAGAAATATTGCCTGGAAGTCTTTTTATAACCACTTCTTTTAAGTCGATATCTGCAAGTTCTCCATCTACAGTACGCACATAAGACCATAGTAAAGTAATTTGATCAGTTTGTTGTCCACCAGTAAAATTAAATATATTTGCAGGTTTAGCAGTTTTACCTATAATATTTTTAGTTACCGTAGCTGTTATTCCTCTTATATCTTTATTTAAAGGAATAACTCTAAATACTATATTTTTAGCACCACTAGTAGGCCCTCTATTCACACCGTTTACAGTAAACCTAATTTTACCATCGTCATCTACACCAGTGGCAGGCACTTTTACTGTATTAAATGATGTTAAATCTGTACCTCCGTCATTAGAACCCACGTTCTCTACAGCATCTAATTTATAAGATATTTCATAGTCTGTTACTTCTTGCTGGAGTATATGAGTAAATTCTACGGTAACACGCACAGAAACCCCACCTGTTTGTTCACGATATAAAGACTCTACAATATTAATATTTTCTACTTTTTGTATAGGTATATCTTGTATATTTAAAGATTTAGTATTAAAAGCACTAAGTCTTCCTCCCCTACTTCTATTTCTAGCTCTTACGGTAGTTGTACCTGTACCTAAATCTTTTATAGTTTGTTCTTCAGTTAAAAATGCAGATTCAAAGGAACTACCTGTGTCTAGCTGATATACTCTATTATTAGCCAAGTGAAACTTACCAGGAAACGCGCTAGTATCATAGTCAAATGTGCCTGTGCCTCCACTTACATTACCTATAGATCCTAAAGGGTTGGGAGAGATATTGGTAAATTCTAGTCCTCCTAAATTAGCTTTAGGAGTTGTAGCAGTATGTATTCTGTATATATAGTTAGCAGTTAGTGCTGCATTATATTTAGGAGAAGCTGGATCATAACTAGTAGTAGCTACACTAAATACATTAGCATGAGAAGACTGGACATTATCACCTATTTCAAATACAGGCACATTATAGTAATCTACTTCTGCTCTGAAAGCAGAGTCTGTAGCAGTAGTAGTATAAACTATATTAGCATTTGTAGAGTTATCTGTATGGTTAACAACATATTGTCCACTAGATTTTTCTAAACCATCTACAAAAAATCTAACAAATTCTGCTTCTCTGGGTCTTAACGGTAAGTCAATAATAGTTGCAGTACTAGCTGTTAGCGCTCCAGTTTTTACATACGTAGTCTCATAACCTTTTACATAAAAACTATTATTAGAGTAATGTCTAGAATCTAAAAGTTGGTTTATACTAACATAAAAAGGAACGTCAGGAATTTTATTTACTAAAGTTACTCCTTCCGTACTTTTATTTGCAATTTTTACTTTATCCGTTGCAAGAGTATATCCTGTTATAGGTTGGCTAAGTTCTGTAACGGTACCTGCAAAACCTACAAAATTTAGTAGACCTTGAGTAGATTCTTTTTCCTTAATAGGTATAGTAAGATGATCACTACCTTTTAATCCTCCAAAAACAGCTGTGTCATTAGCATCTAATACATCAGTAACAAAATTTTCATCAAATACCTGAGTAAAACCTTGTAAGGTAAATTCTACATTACCATTCAGAGTGCCACTAGCAGTATCTACTACATTAACAGCAGTACATAGTAGTTTTATCTCGCCTATAGGACTAGAAAATCCATTTTTACCTGTTAAACTTGCAGGATTTACTTCTCCTACAAGAGCAGCAGCATTATCTACAGTTATACTTTGCCCACTAGATCCCGATAATTTAGCATTAGATACTAATACACCTTGAAAAGGTTTTGATATTTCGTAGTCGGTAGCATAGGTTATTCCATAACCAGTTCTTTCAGTAGAAGTCTCTAATAATCCATCAATTACTATAGATCCATCTATACGTCTTCTAACACTTTTAAGAAATTTAAAGCTAGGAACAGGAGGAACACTTAGGCTAGATTGAATATCTGTATAAGCAGTAGGCTTATAATCAATAAACTTATCAGAATCTACATACACATTAGAAATATATTCAACACTTGCTACTTTAACTTCATTAGTATCTGTTTGTCTGTCTATTTGAGTTACTTTAAATAGTTTATCACTCTTTGCACGATAAATATCACCCTCTGCCTCTATTTCACCAAAAGTCCATAAGTCTCCTTTTGAAGGAGCACTGTTAGAAGTAAAGGCTGTATAAGCATCCCATACCCTAGTAATAGGGTTATATCTTTTAACAGGATTTAGTATACCTTCATCAAATCCGCTAGTTACTGCATCTGTAGTAGATAAGGCAAATTTAGTATTAGATACTATATAAGTGTCAATTCTATCATCTTTTAATTTTATAACTCTAAGAACCAGAGGACCAGTATTAGCAGTGAAATTAGTAGAAGCTAATGAAGGTACTGTATAATGTTCTATAAATACATTAGTATTACTTGACTGAACAGGAGAATCTGTTTTAATTTTACCACCATAACCATAAGCTACGCCTGTTGCTTGTTGCGAAACTGCAATAACATCTCCAGGTGCTAATTGTAATGCATCAGTGCTTGTAGTAAAGTTAGCAGTTCTTTTTAAATATCTTGAAGAAGCAATGTGATATTGCGCATACCTAAGAGCTTGACTACGCCTAGTAACTCCTGGAACATCTAAAGATTCTATATTTTCTATTTCAGTTTTTGAAATACCGTCATTACTACCTAACTGGTCTACACGCACTGTTTCTCTTTTATAGTGATTACTAGGATCGATATAGCTTACATCAACGCCTGTTAGAACTTCACTTTCTTTATTACCTCCTATTATAAAAGAACTTTCTTTTATATTAGTTTCGTTAAACACCATAACAGGTGTTTCATCAGGAAGATCACATGCTAAAGTTACCTTACCATGAGCATATATTATAGCTCCTCTAAAACTAGCAGCTAGTGAATTAAGTGTATCAAATGATTGTTTTTGATCAGCAATTAAAGTATCTAAAGTAAATCTTCGTTCTCTAATCTTTGTTCCTTGTGCAATACCTAATTGATTTTCCCTAGTAGCAGTAAAAGTATTTCTAGGTTTACTCCTAAAAGTACCGTCAGCAATACCATCTACTCCTACAAAATTACCTGTTGTAACATCACAAGCGTCACAGAATTGAGCTATCTGATAAAATCTATACTTATCAATATTACCTTCTGGTAGTCCTAATCCATATGTTTTATTTGTTAATATATCGTATATAATCCATACAGGATTTTGAGACCAAGAGTATACAAAACTACCATCCCAAGTACCCCGATAAATATTAATAGTAGCACTAGTTTGAACAGAAGAACCAGATTGTTGTAAAAAATAACCAGCAGTTGCAGGACTATTATCACCTGTAGCAGGACACTCTATCATTCTCCAATCTATTTCTCCACTAGCTAGAGTAGGTTGATTATAGTTAGAGGGAACTTTATGCACCAATCCTTTTACCAAAGTAGTAAAAGTAGGAATACCATTATGCTCATCAGTAGCTTTTAAGGCAAAACCTATGTGTGCAGTTCTTGGGTATGCTTGAGGTGAGTTTTCAATCTCATTCCAAGAAATTAATCTAATATCATCAGTAGTACCAGAACTAGAAGAGTCACTAGATGTTTTTCTTACTGAAAATCTATAGCCATTCGTGCTTTTACTGGCTTCAGGTATTTGTACCTTTATCATAAATTTAAAAGCAACAGTGGTTTTACCAGAAACACTTCTTGATGCACTAGCAATTATAGTTGTGCCTGTGCTATCAAAAACATCAATAGCTACAGATAAACTATGACTTAGCACATCGCCTTTATCTGTAATTCTTTGTAAAGATGATATAGTAAATGTAAACTCTATAGCATCCCAATCTTTAGAAGAAGTTTCTTGTAAAGTAACTCCAGAAGCAGGTATACCACTACTACCGCTTTTAAGACTGACAGGAGATGCAAAATTTTGAGGAGTAGTTACAGTTTCTCCAAATACATCTAATCTACCTTGTGTTGTGGTTCCTGTAGCAGATAAAGTTTTAAATTTACTAGTATTTTCAAGACCATTACCATCTAAGTTAACTAAATCATCAATAGAGTTATCTGCAAGTTCTATATCTTGAGCACCATTAGGATTAATTCTATATACTGGTCCTTCACCCAGTCCAACAACTACAAAAAGGATGTCTGTAGAAAATAAACTTTGAGGATTTTCTATAGGAGTATAAGGTTCTTGACTACCTCCACCTTTACCACCTTTTGCTCCTTGTATTATAGGAACAAGAGTATTATCATAGTTTGTAAAATTTCTATACGCCATCGAACTGTGCTCCTACGCTGATCGGATCACCACTACCATGACTAATAGAACTTATATAACCACTTAAAAATTGACCACCTACTCTATGTTGTCCATATATTAAAGCTATAGGAGTGCCACTTTCAGAGCTATTAGTAAGACTTCCGAACATTCCATTATCTCTTACACTAGATTCAGTTGTTTTTTGTTGTTGTTTAACTTGAGGAGATTTAGTAAACATTGCACCTAATATAGACATACCAATATTTAAACCCATAGTTTGCATAAAACTTAATCCCCCAGCACCCGCAGTGCCTAGTCCCGCAATAGCTGTTTTAGCACTTAGTAATAGAGCTTGGCCACCAGGAGTCATAGCAAGAGCTACCAGAGCAAATATCATAAACATTTTTCTACCAGATCCACCACCCCCGCCACAGATACTAGGAACTAGATGTATGGTCTCTCCTTCTTTAAAATGTTTAATCTCTAGCATATCCTCAGTAATTTCTTTTAGATTAGAATCTACTAATGAAAATGATTCATCAGATTCTCCTGAACCAATTTGCACTATATACTTAGAGAATTTAGGATGTACTCCTTTAAGATAATGAATAATATCCATACCGACATATGCATCAAAAGAATATATTTTTTGTTCAAAGAACTTATTATATGCTGAATGTATTTTAAGATTAATTAACAAGATGTTCTTCCTTAAACTCATCAAAAATGAGTGCGTCTACATTATAGTCTAACCAATATATAAAAAATTTATTATTAAAACCTACTAAAAATTTATATTCTTGAAAAGCTGCGCTTACTTTATCTTCTCTACTAGGTATAGGATTTTCATCACCTGGGTGAGAGTGAAAAATACCCCATATATTGTCATCGTATTGTACTAAAGCAGCTGGATCTAATATAAAAGTATCTTTTGGGTAGGGAGATGTATTTATACAGGGCACATAAATAAAATCGTTAGTTATAATTCCTACACATTCTCTAGGATAGTCTCTTAAAGCATGTGCGTTCATATCTTCTTTTAATTTTATAAATCTTTCCATCTATATATCCCTGTTGTATATTGTTTATAGTATTTACCGTATGGTGCAACCCAACTTTTATGTTTTATCATAGTCTGTAACATTTTGTTTCTATCAACATACAAAGAACAATGATTAGTTACGTTCGTAGCACCTAGACTCATAGTTATAATATCATAAAGTTTAGGTTCCTTAACTTTTCTCCAACCATAAGTATCAGTATCGGCACCTCCTATCTCAAAATATCGTTCATGCGTCTTACTATACCAATCTTCATCAACAATCTTACAAAAATGATCACTAGTATACGGTATATCTATACCTAATTCATTTAGATACACTAATTTACAGAGATTAAAACAATCAATCCCAGTCTCTGCATTATTACCTAAATGTAAATATGGAAAATCTTTATATTTATTATACCAAGCTGTCATGTCTATAAATCGAATGTATAGTCTCTACCCAATAATCTGATAGAGTCTCCACACGCGAAATTCCCCCTTCTTCGATGTGTAACATTTTGGATGGCATTAAGTACATTCCAAAATGTATTACTAAATTTGTTTTTTCTGACTTAAATGCTATTACATCATAATCTTTAGCGTTTGTCAAACTTACTTTTTTAGCACATTGAGCTGCCCAATTATCTATACTAGTTGTAGTAAATTCTTTAATCCAATGCTTAGATAGGGGGTATTCTGGTAAAGAAAATTCTAAATTTAATTTTATATAATAAAAGTTTTTAATTAATGTTATACAATTTATTGTATCGTAAGAATGAGGTAGTCCTATAAAGTCTCGTACCATGAAGCAAACTCCGGAAAAGTAGTTATAAAAGATTCTTTGCGCAACATATCTAATCTTTCAGTTTCTTTTTTAAATATGGGAAGTAAAAAAGAGTCATCAGCACTGACCATAAAAGATAACCAACTTTTAATCTGTTCTATATCATATCTGGTTAATAAGTTTTTGTAGTCATGCGTAAACTTTTTATATAACTTTATTATATCTTGTTTTGTTTCTTTAGGTAAACAAGTAACCTTTTGTTCAGCTGGCTCAATTAATGTTGTACCATAAAAATCAAAATTGTTACGCTTACACCAAAGTATAAGATTGGGCATAGATGTTATACTGTATATATTTATAACAGAACTTATAGTAGTTATATTGTTCTTAAACATAATAGCATGTTTTTCAAATTTAGACCAGGATAATCCCTTTCTGGAATACTCTACGCGACTTCCATATCCGTCTACACTAGGCCATAAAGATACTTTTTTAAAGTGAGCCCATAGGTCAGGTAGATTATATTTTTTAAATTTAGAATGGCTTAGATTTGTATTATAACTTATATGTATATTCTTAGCATAACCAGATTCTATAAGTAATGTAAGCATTTTATAGTGACCTTCTTGTATAAAAGGTTCACCTCCTGCAAAATACACTTCTTCTAGGTTAGGAATAAATTGGGGAACATCTGTCCAAAAATCTTCATTATCAGTATAGTAGTCCATAGTTTTAGACCAGCCAATTTCTAAAGTATCTTTATACCAACTAGTAGAAGCATCAGGACCACACATTCTACATTTAAAATTACACAGATTACCAAATCTAATGTCTAGATAAGTGGGTTTATTATCTAAACTTCCATCTTCATTAGTTTGTGACTGTAAATATGTATCTTTACTAAATCTACTATTTACTTGTAGTCTATTACTACCACTACCTTGTTTTTCTTTTTCATAACAAGCTTTTATACACTCGATAGGTATTTTATTTTTTAAAAAATCTAAACGTATTTTTTTATATTGCTCACTATTCCATATATCACCTAACGGTTGTTTATAGGTTCCTACTATAGTAGCATTTGTTTGAAATTCTGAGTGACAACATAAATAAAAATTACCTTTTAGCCCTCCAAAAATATGCATCCAAGGAAGTATACAACCTTTAATTTTATTGTTTTGGGATTGTGCGTCCTGTTGCAGGAAAACCTCCAAAGTGTATAGAATTGTTTCTAAGAGTGCAAGCTAAAATATTTTTACCACATATATCCCCTTCTGGACCAGATGCAGTTGTATTATCAACACCAATTGGATTAGTGTTAGCAGAAAGGGAAGTTCCAGGTATAGTACCACCGCCAGGACCAGGATATTGGCACTCCTCACCTTTATACTGCCATTGACAAGTATTTTTATAATACTTACGTCTAGGAGTTACTTGTTTAAAATATTGTAACCAAGTTACTAAGTTAAATGATGCTGTTGTTTCTCCTAAAGATTCTAACTGATTTATCTTAAATCTATCTTCCATAAAAGACTCAGTATCAGCATCCGCGTTAACTATAAAAATATTTTCTCCAAGATTAGGAGTAGGTGTTAGATCGTTGCTTATAAATAAAAATCTATTTTCTTCTATAGTATTTATAGTTGCAGTATTAGTGCTACTTGCAGATTTGATAGTATCCCCTACTCTATAAGGCATAGAGTTATATACTTCTACAACACCTCCTGAAACATATTTAACACTGCTATGCTCAGGCCATACATCAAGAAAATTAGCAAAAGTAGTTTTAATATTTACTACTGCTCCTTGTAAGTCTCTAGAGTCATCTTTGAGTGATCTCCATACACCTTTAGTGCCGTCAGTAGCCGGAGAAGTTATAGTTTGTTCATAGTTCCAAGACGCATTTGATTGTCCATAATATCCTACTATAGCTGTGCTATATGAAAAACCATTAGCACGCGCCCTAGTTAATGTATCAAAAGCCTGTTCTCCAACATTCCCTACTTGTGAAGGAGTAAAATTAATAGTTCTAGGATCAATCCCATGACAAGGAGTACCGTTAACATTAGCTACACAAGACCAAGTTATATTGTTACCTACAATAAAAGGATCTTCAACTAAAGCTGATATAATATTATCTACATTAAAAATAGTTAAATTAAGTTCATTAATTTTTCCATCAGTGCCTTGAGCAATATTAGATATATCAACAGGAAAAGGTATGTAAGAATCACCATCATAAGTTACATTATACTGTAAATCAGATACTAGATCACCAGCTACATCAGCAAATTTTAAAGGAAAATTTACAGGCCAAGCTCTACCTTCACCATCCTCAGTAGGATTCCCAAATTGATCAATGGGAAACCATTCACCTGGATAGTATATTTCAAATAGTCTTACTATGGGATTTTGTGTAAAAGCATTTTTTTCGGCTATATAAGGGCTAGGAGCTTGAGAAGCTATAGTTGTAGTAGCAGTAGTAGTTTCACTAGCAAATACATTTGATTGAAAAGGAAGACTAAGAGTGTTTATTGCACCGTTTGCAGAACCACTTATAACAGCAGATTTAGAAGTAATAGTCTCACTAGTATGAAACTCTTGCACAACATTATTTAATTTTACTTTTATTTGTTTTGTAGTAATATTTACATTAGCAATAAATCCTACAGTCGCACTTGTTGAACCCACTATAGAGTTGCCAGGTATAAAATTAGCAGCATCTGCAACAGTTAGTATTACATCATAGTTTCTAGCAGTCATTAGTCATAAGTCTCCTGAAGTTTAAAACTAACTGTAAAAAAGTTTTCTGTAAGAAGTGTGCCTGCAGATAAAACTTGATTTATCTGTAAGTCTCCTTCAAATCTTGTAGTGATTGTACCACTTTCATTCAAGTGTGACAAGTCAAAACTAAAAGATTCAAAATCTCCGCTTCTAGCATTATAAAAATTTTCAATAGCTGTTCTTTCTACTCCTGTTATATTAGTATATGTTAAATCATAAGCTCTCAAAGGTCTTCTAGACTGTAATCTTCTTTTTTCATAACCAGCTTGTGATTTAAAAGTAGCTACTTGAAATTTTTTAGTAGTAGAAAATCCTGTATCCGGTTTTCTATCGGCCATAGAATTAAACCTATCAGGAACTGTCACTGCAGAATCAAATATTCTAATAGATAAAGAATCATGTATATCTAAAGCACCTAAAGGCGCCCCACCAATTACTGTAGCGGTAGTAGTAAGAACATTGTGAGTTGCTTCTCTATATCTCGCTCCATCAGCCATTCTTATATAATCAATTTTACCTTTATAACGTTCTTGACTAGAAACAGATCCTCCAGCTACAGCAGAATTAGCGCCAATAACTAAGGGTGCTGCAGAAAAAGTAGTTACGGAAGGATTATATGATACTGATTTAACTAGTGCATTAGCTACGTAGAGTCGTAAATTAGCAGTAGTTTTATCATAAGATACAGCTACTTGATAACTAGTAGCTCCATTACAATTACCCCCATATATTTCTGTCAAGCTACCTCCATGATTTACTACAAAGCCCACATTAGAGTTTGCTCCTACAGTGCGTAAAAAGTAATAGTTAGAAGCATCCTGAAAACGAGATAATAAAGTTTGATTAGAACTCATACTAGCACCTGCATCAGGAGTCATAATAGTATCATATGTAAAAGATTTTTCTTCACCTACGTTAAAGTCATTACTAGAAGCTGAACTTATATATTTAGAACCGTCTAGCACTACATTACTTTGGTTAAAAGACGCAGAGCCACTATTTATCTCAACAGTTTTAGTTCTAGGGCTAGAATCAGTTAAGTTAGATGCAAAGTTAGTTAGTAAATTAACTGCTGAATTATCTCCTATATCAATACCCTGTGTGCCTAAAGTAACAGAGGGATAAGTAAAACTATCAGGTTGTTGAAAAACACCTGATACATATACCATAAAGTCGCTTGTAGTAGCAATATTAGAGGATCCAGGAAATGAAAAAGCTTCAGTAACTCCATCTATAGTATAAGTATTACCGTTGGTTACTGTAGAAGTACTACTATAGTCTACAGCTGTTACTTGTGGAAAAGTTCTAGTTAAACGAAATCTACTAGGAAGTGTAATAGTCTTAACTATTAGTTCTGATGAATTAGGAGCAGTAGCAAAATTTATTGTAGCACCTGCATTACTCAAACTATAAGATGATGTAGACTGTAATACGCCTGAATCAAAAACAGTTACTTCTCCTTTACTATCAACAACACTAGGTAAATTAAAAGTTACTCTACTTACTCCTGTATTATTAAAAGTTTCTGTAGCTATCACAGAAAAAGCTGTTACAGGTGCTGTAGCATCATTAGGGTAGGTAGCCATATTATATTTCCTTATCCATTTCTCATAGCCTGTCTAATAGGTCCGTTGCTCTGTAAATCTTTCATTACTACATCTATTACTATTTTATCAGCTTCAAATTTAGGTTGTCCTTGTTGTTCAGCTTCTTTTGGTTCACCTTCATTAACAATATTAAATTGCACATTACCCATACTACCACCAGTAGCGTTCATTTGACCTAAGTTGCCTGCTCCTATAGATTTAACTGCTGGTTTACGCATTACAAACTCACCTGGTTCTAACATGGCAGGTACACGGTCACGAAGAGCATTTACTTGTCCCCCTTGTGCCATATGACGTACACCTACTAAACCACCAGTAGCCATAGGTGCGCCAAAGCCTGGAATAAAACTAAGAGCTGTTCTACCCATACTAAACAGAGTAGCTCCAACACCTTCTCCACCGCCACCAGTTATACCTTTCATGAATCCTGATAGGCTTTTCATAATACCACCTTCTCCAGTAAATAGCTTTTGAAGAGAGCCGCCTAAACCTCTAAATGTTTCCATGGCTTTGCTTCCAAAGTCACCAAGACTTGATGTTATCTTATCAAATACTCCTTTAGCTTTTTCTTTAAAGCCAGTAAAGAAACCTTCACCTTTTTCTTTTATCTTTTTCGTTACTTGGTTAATAGGATCTTCGCCACTCTTAATAGTAACAGGTACTGATCCATCTGAAGTAAGCTGAACTGAATCAATGCCTTTTTTATTAAGGTCAAATCCAGTAATATCTCCTATAAAACCCTTCACCATATCTT